GTTGGGGACTTGTTTCGCTATTGCACGAATTGATTGATGCGTCCTGTTTGACCCAGACAACCGAACCACTTACATCATTATCTTGAATTCGTGCCATGACTATATCTTGCGAACCTGGACTAGCACAGTTACTCTGACAGAAACTCGGAATACACGCAAGATTATAGTGATGTGGTATAGAGCCATTTGTCACATAGGCTATAAAGATTTCATTCGTATCACCTAGAACAATAGATGGAGAAGCATTATCCTCAAATGTTTCTAAGCGTGGGTCTGTTAATTTCCACGCAACCGTTCCATCCTGTAAAACCTTACCAATTTCAATTTGATAAAAATCAGCATTTCCAGATAATTCAATATAATCAGGATAATAATCTGGAAAACATTCTGGCTCTTGTATAGGTTCTTCAGGGATATTTTTATAGACTTTTACATAATAGACCGATTCGTCTGCTGAAACAGCAATCGCGGGTGATAGATTATCGAACGTCCCACTAATTTCGTTTTCAAGAGCCCACGCGGATTTTGGATAATTCACAGATGTATCTTGTGATAAACAACGGGATTTGAATATTGCGGCACCAAATGCGAACGCCGATGCCTTTACATCTTCATACGCCGTTCCTGGTATATATCCAAAGAGTCCACCTGCACCAGTAACACCGAGTGTAAATATATTTCCACTTGCGTCTAACGCAGCAAACGAAAAATAATTTCCAACAATTTTTGTATAATTTGTACCGGGTATATAGTTCTGAAATCCGGCTGGCTGACTTGATTCATAGTTAAGTATTACATAAACATTACCACTGGTATCCAATGCCGCAAAACCTGAATCTGTAGTCGCAATCGATTGGTAGTTTGTTCCTATTATATAGTCGTATATACCACCCGATTCAATATCACCCCATGTATATACATTTCCACTTAAATCTAACGCAGCAAATGCCGCAAAATTAGCCGTAAGTGCTGTATAGTTCGTTCCAACTATATAATTAAATAATCCGCCCCATAAAGGATTACCCCACGCATAGACATTTTGATTTGTATCTAATGCGGCGAAGGCAAAATAGTTTGTAGCAATCGCTAGATAATTATTACCTGGTATGTAGCCTTCAAACATATTTCCCGTATTTCCCCACGTATAAATTTGTCCATTCGTATCAAGAGCAGAAAACTGGATTGAAGAAGCAACAATAACTTTGAAATTTGAATAAGGTAAATAAGCATAATACCCTCCATATGTTGAAATACCCCATGTATAGATATTTCCATCATAATCCAATGCTGCGAATGCACTGGTATTTGTAGCAATCGCGCGGAAATTCCCAATCGGTAAATAGGTTGCTCCTGTAAATAATCCGAATGTAAAAATATTCCCACTAGAATCCAATGCCGCAAAATCATCATTCGTTGCGGCTATAGCCTTAAAATTTGTACCAGGAATATAGCCTTCTATTACTGAATACCCCCATGTATATATATTTCCACTTGAGTCTAAAGCAGCAAACGAATTATCGTTCGCCGCAATTGTTACATAATTCGCACCAGGTATAAAATTATTCTTAGCACCGTATTCAGAATTACCCCAACTATAGATTCGTCCAATATCATCTATAGTCGCAAATGCGTTAATCGTCGCTGCTATACCTTGTACATTACCACCTGCGATTTCACCTGAAATACTCGCAGGCGCAATAATAATATCAATTGGGAAATCATATTGTGTATTTCCAACATAGTATACAGTATTACTCGCACCCGTTAGGGTTTGTGTTAGAAGAACCTGACGAAATCCAGAACTATCTATACCACTTACATCTATTCCACTCAAATCACCAACCATTGCGTACCCTGGATTGAGTGCGGTTACCATATCCGTATTACGCGTTCCGACTTGTGTGACAGTTGTATAGAGCAAACTTGTATATTTAACAATATCTGCTGTAAAATATACATCTTGAATATTCACACCGTCGCTTTCTTGTATCCAATTTCCACCCTCCGCGATATTTCCTGTCTTATCTTTACTCGCTTGTAACGTAACTCCGATATCTGCGCTTATTTTCGTTATTGCGTACGCAAATCCTGTATTCGCGTCTAATAAGCAACTTATGAAATCAAACGTTTTCATCGCGGTACGTACCTGAATACGTTTCAAAAAATCACAAACGGGCTCCCACGATGCTAAACCCGTCGTTTCAAGATTTTGTAAAAGACAGGATTTTTGACTCGCAACAATTTTATAAAAAAACAGCATACGATTTGTACCCTCTTGTACAAGACCGACCGATTCATAGGTCTTCGCACCAGATAGGTCATTGACGCGTCTTACAATATCATCCAAACTATCTTTTGTTGAATTGAAAAGAACGATATCTGTAGTGGGTTTCTTAGCTGCGACTATTTTATCATAGTTGAAAACATGGGTATCAACGATGAGAAGTGCACTCATACTGCTATTGTGGCAAGGTGTTAAGTTTTTTGTTGTGGAGGCGCCTATCACCCACGAATATAAATCGTAGAAAAGGGTGTTAGAGAACAAATATCACTGACAATTGTATAACCTTGCGTTTCCGCAAACGATAACCAAGTCGGAAGTGTTGTCCACGTAACGGAATCCGTTCGGTTCGGCATAAGAATTCGTTGGAGTGTCGGGTTATCCCAATAATACGCAGGGTCTTCTTGCGGTCTAGCGGAACACGCAGATGGAAGCCGACTACCACACGGAGATATGCTATATATAGTGAGTGCTTGTGTGCAGGGATTTTGCGTCCATAAAAATGGCTGTAACGCATACAGTGTTGTCATTTATTCTTTCATCTATATCTTTTTTGGAAGTAGAATTGTTCTATCATAGCGTGTATGATTAAAGAATAGACGTGACGAACGTTGCCATGCTTGGTCATCGTCCGCACGTCGGCAATCGGGCGCATATTTCCCTGCTTCATAGGGCATCGCGAATTCCATCGCAGGAAATCCCGCTACAGTACCAGTGCCGGGAAGTTTGTATGATGGCATATATCGTTTTTCACCACATTTGGAAAGCGGATAGTTACGAAGCGTTAAATCCGATTCCTTATCTGGGTTGTATTGTGAAAAGGGCACACCTATACCGGCGGCTCCCCCTGGTGGTAATTCCACAGCAGAGTTTGTATCCGGTAACGATTCTTGTGCGGAATTGTAATAAACGGTACAAATACGGGTATGCGGACGTGGGTCCATTGCCATAGTATGATACGACGTGTTCGGTAAAACATGTTTTGCAAGAGCAGACGGGTCCCAGTGTGTTTTGTAGCAATGGGGTGGAAAGGCTTCCTTCACTGTACGAGGACCTCCGCTATAGAAAGCGTCTAAGGAAGTCATTTATGTTGGATTAGAAATTATTTGCTTGGACATCCAAATCCGCATTCGGCGCAACGAGTGTATCGGTATCGCCAGGTCCATTCGATATTTCCGTAATTTCCAACACAAAATCATATTCGCAATCCGTATTATTAATAGGAACGCCGTTGCGGTCCAATAACTGACAACTTAACATTTCGTATTTGCCCAAAACTGGATTGAAGGATTTCGGCATCTGCACCGCGGTTCTACAGAACGATGCGAAATCGTTTAATAATATTTTGGAAAAGTACTTTGATTCTTGTGCAGAACTATCGAGGCACATTGATTTATCTTCTTTTCCACTAACCGATAAACTATTCATGTTATATTCCGGATTCAATTGTAAATAGATATAATCATCTACAATTCGTATAAATGTTGCGGATGTCACAGATACACTCGGTGCTGTATCAACCTTATTGAAGCCTAAATTGTAGCCGAGACCCCATTGGTCGTATTGAGTCGTATAGGGTGGAAGTAAGAACGATGATAATAATAACTGAAAAGGTAGCGGGTCTGTAATACGATTGCGTGATATAACCGTAGATGGTAGAATATGTCCATATCGTGATAATACATACTCGTTCAGTTGAACTGTTGCTGTAGATAAAATATTTGTAAACGTTTGTAATGTACCCTGTGTAGTTGAATAGAAAACGGAATACTGTGCGATACAATTACTGTATCCAGTATAGGTTGTAGGTATTCCAGCATATCCTACAGTTGTTCCAAAAATGACCGATGTTGAAAAGAGTCTATCAAATCCTATTAAAGCGTCAGCATATGCGTGACTAAACCGATTGCCATTTCCTACGCGAATCGCATCATTTGCTTCAATTCGTGCTGCATAGGGAGTATAATTGGGCTCAACTTGATTTAAATTTGTGATATATCCGTTGGCTTCGGTATCCGAAATCGGCTGATATCCTGCTAAACTCGATATTTCTACAGCAATATCTAATAACGATGGAGTTCCAAAATCCGTGTAATTCTTACCAATAAATCGTACGCCTGTTGTAAATTGCGGAATAGGGTCGTACGCACGAACGTGAATCGCGTATTCTGTATTCGGACCGCGTACCGGTTTATTGTAAATATAGGACAAGAGATTGTACCCACTTTGGTCATCGTACGCATCGTAATTTTCCGCACTTTCCTGCCCCCATACCCAATAATCATTAAACAGCCCACCAAACGATGAAAATGTTTTTGATATATCGTTCAAATCCGCATCCGGTACAGCATTACTGTATAAAAAGAGCATTGTATCTTGATATTCGTGTTGTAAGCCCGTGTAGTTTCCGAAAAGTGTCAAATCATTCGCGGGGTCGTTTGTAATATCCAGATGTGAATAACGAATTGATGTATTCCAATAAAAGACAGAGAGCGGCGTACTCACTAAACTCATTGTATCATCGGTATTCGCCCATGCGTATGTTCCAGGAGGTCCGTTATAGGGCGCAGCACCTAAAATATCCTTCGTTGGTACAGCAGGTTGAATCGTAAATGTCACACCGTAAAAACTTCCAACACGCCATACTCCATCCGTAGCAAGTATCTGCGCGGTATCATCCGCATCAAAATAGAATGGAACAATCGTGTACGAATTTGGAATATCTGCTGTGTAGGATGATATGAGGGTCGGATTGACCGCGGCATTTCCTACAGCTGGCGCAATGCCAAATGACCGCGGTAAATACGTATAATTGTAAATAACAGGATGTGTCTGGAAATAATTCGCAGATGATACATTTCCATAATAATATACAGGAGCAATATCCGCAGCGCAAAATGTCGAACGCCACTGTTTCGTATTCGCAGGATCCCAATCCTTATCTACAACATCCCATACCGTTGTATCTTTCGGTATAAACGAATATTTATAATACGTTGCCCATTCAGGTTCCCTTGTAAGAAGCGTTCCTAATTGATTTTGATAATTCGCAACTTGTGTGACTTTATCTAATGTCATTGTATATAACGAACTTGTCAATTGTATAGAGCTTATATTCTTATCCGCAATATCCGCAGTACGAAAGATTCCTAATTTAATATTTCGGCGGTTATACAAATACCAATCGTCCCACGCCGATATATCCGTACGATTCGTATCTGTCTTTGACGCACGGTTATTATAATTTAGATTATTGTTTATAGTACTTCCGTAAATAAGCGGGGTATTATTCCGACTGAACGGAGTTTTCGCAGCATCCGATGACGGCTGTGTATATGCGAATTTCATAAGAATCGTATCCAGTTTTACAACTTCATTCGGTGGTAAGAAAAAACTCAATCCGCTAAATCCTGAAGCATCGTATTGAATATTTTTGATAGATGAAATCGGATAAATATCCGTTTGCAGTTGTGTAGGTTGATTGATACACGGTAAAAATACGGAACTTGTAGAGAGTTTAGTAGCATAATTACCATTAATATTTGGAATAAAAAATCGCTCCTTCGGATTCTCATTCGGGTCATACCAATTGAGAAGTGTAAATTCATTTGCTGTTATACTTGAAAAGGCTGTTCCGTTTTGATTCGTATAAATGTCGGATAATGTATAACCATCTGTTATGTAATTCGAACTCGTAGGACCTAAAAAGAGTGACCACGTTTTGGATAATTCTGGCGCAGGTTGTGCTGCTCCACCATTCACGTAGTTAAAATAATAACGTAACCCTGAACTCGTAGTATTGAAATCTGTAATATTTGTTGGGTCATAATAATTCAAATTCTGCCCATGAATCGAATAATCCAACAAATTATTACTAACACCGTTACTATCATATCCAAGTTGGAATACAACTTTATCATAGATTGAAGATAGGGAGTTCGTAAAAAACGAATTGTACGGTGAATACTGCTTTTCTAAACTCGATAGAATCGTAGAAAACGGCATCTGATAACGATTTTCGACGGCTTCTTGTGTTGTTGTCGGTGTTGAATAAAAACCGTACGTATCTGTCAAAAGTGCGAAAACACGTAAAGGTAAAACACTTGGACCATTGTAATTCACAGCAGAACGAATAAGAAAAAACGTTTTTTCTAAATTATTGACCTTGACGGTTGTAGAAATACTCGTGAGATTTGCCGCAGAAACGGTTTTTTGTTGGAAATAGTGACGAGGCGATTCGCTCGCGAATTTACCATCTAATAGGGATTGTACATCCGCCATAAATCCCGCGCGATCTCGGTACCATGAAATTACAAATTCGAGTGGTGCTTCAAACGGTGTTCCATCTTGTTTTTCAATATAGAATGTAATTTGAAATCGTGCATCCGGAGCAACCGGATATTGGTCTGCATTGACTTGGAAAAATATGTAGGGACGATACGAATTGATAGAAATATCTGATTTCGCAGGCGGAGCGGTAAAATTCGGGCTTGTGGGTTGTATAAGAATACCGTTCAGAATTTGCGGTGTCATTTTCGTTATCCACGTATCCGAATTTCGCATATACCCAGGATCCGCAAACATCGATTGATTGATATTATAAAGGTTGAGATTCGTATTACCGACAGGATCTGTTAATATATAACTTGTGTTCGGTGTTGTTGTAAAATCAAACAGCCGCGGTGTTTGTCCCGCATTACTACCGAAATTATAAATCATATCATTATTTGTTCGGTTTGTAAGGTAGCGCGGAAGACTCATAATACTCAACGACTGGCGGCACGGTGATTTGAACACAATACGTGCATAGTTTGTGGGCGGAAGATTAATAATTACATCCGTATATCCCAGAGCTGCTTCACCCGCGTTTGAAAACGATAGTACATTATTTCCAAATTCAGGAACTTCTATAGTATTCACAAATACTGATGGGTCATACAAATTCGAATCAATCCATATGTTACGCCATAATGTACTTATTTGGACTATTGGTTGTATTGAATTCGATTGAGATTGTGCAACAGCCACCGTTAATGACGTAGTCCAACCGAATTCATTAATAGGATTGTAAATCGAAATAGTATTCTGTAAATCACTGTAAAAATTCGCAGTATATTGACCGAAATTAATACCAAAATTCGAAGAAAACCGGGATTGTATAAAATTGTATTGCTCTAAAACAATACTGTTGGAATACGTAATCGCATTGTATTGACTATTGAACTGCGCAACACTTCCAAATCCGTTTTGGATAACTAAATTATTTAAATACGTATTATACTGTGTATTCAAGTCGTTTTGAATACTTGGGTTGAGATTTGGAGCAACAATATTCAAACGACCCTGTTTTGTATTGTATGTGCATGTATATTGATTTACAAGTGAACTATTGAATGAATTTGTATTACGATATTCGTCAAAAATAGGTATATTCGCACTAACAGAAATAATTTGAAGTACGACAACATCATCCAATCCTGTGAACGAAAACACTAAATAACTATATACATCATTTGCGGTTGCTAGAATATTTCCTTGTGCGTCTTTCAGAGGATTTCCATTTGAATCGTTCAGTGGAAACGGTAATGGTGCTCCCGTTTGGTTGCTGGATATCGTAATTTCCTTAATCACCGGATAATAATAAGCGACTAAACATTCATTGTAGGAAAAATTGGATTTACCGAGTGTTTGTGCTGTTTGAAAATAACGACCAATAATATCCGAAATTGTTACATTAGAATCATACGTTTCGGTTAAACTATTATATACAACCGGACCTGGTGTATTAAATAATGGCGAATAATCACCTGTCGGTTGAAACCCAATATAAAAGTTTTGAAATGTTATATCCGCAAACAAGGGTGTTTTATTTAACGCATTGGATAATTCGGTCACTAAATCTCCAACACCGTATGTACCGTCGCGAATAGTTACTGGTGTAACTGTTTTAATTGTACTTAAGTTCGCATCTAACGTTGTACGCCCCTGTTCATATACATAAATCGTTGTATTGCTCTTCGTCGTTGTAAAATTAAAGAACGAGTTGAGTAAATTCAATTGCGAAATATTAATCGATTTCACATTCCGAAACGGTCGGGGCAACCGAATCGTGAAGAATGTTGGTTGTGGATAGACGGACGCATCGCGATCTCGTGAATTGATCGTGAAGAGTGTTGTATTCCGCGATTCTTTTACCGAAAACTTCGCACCCGCTTTTGTAATCGGAGCTACGTCTCCAATAGCCTGAAAAGGCTGTACTGTAACAGGCGGTCGTTTACCTGCGATATTTAATAACGACTCTTCCGATGTATATCCATCCGAATCGCTTTCAGATTCCGAATCATCGGAAAAATATGGCTTATAAAATGTTGCCATCCCTACTCCTCTTAAGGGATTCGTACGTTTTAGATAAACGAATTTTATAGAAATACCATTCAAAATGGCATTTCTAACAACAAATCCAAATCCGTATATTTTAAATTTACCGGCGCTACAAAATGTTGCATCGTCTGCTCTGGGTCCGGGAACAAGCAATATGACCAGTAGTGTATCGCAATATTTCAATACCGCGAACGCATCGTTAGCCATTAATACAATCAATCAATTTACGACATCCTTGAGTTTTATAACTATAAATACAGGTTTGAATCTCGCGTACGGATACGGGCTCTCTATGAACGGTACAACTATCGTAACATCCAACAGTCTCAATGGCGGTTCCTATTTAGCACTTCAAGTCGGTGGAATGGAATACGCGCGACTTACAGGAGGTAATATCGGAATTGCTACATCAACACCCGCTGCGGCGTTGGATGTTAACGGTTCTGTGATTATTCGTGGAACCCTAGATGTCAATGGAATTCATTATCCCTCCGATCCTTTACTCAAAACGGATATACGTCCCTATAAACCCAGCAATTTACCTGACGCTGTAAAGTTTCGTTGGAAAGATAGCGGTAAAGAGGATATTGGTGTTCTAGCAGATAATGTCGTCGCAATTGAACCGCTATGTACTGGTACATCTGTTGGCGGTACGCTCACCGTTGATTATCCTAAACTTGTCGTACTCTGTATAGCAGAAATCGCAGACTTAAAACAGCGTATTAAGGACTTGGAAAAATCGTCTGTATCGCATCTATAAACCCACCGAATCCAACATCTTTATAACGCTTTCCGTTAGGCGCAGTATATAAACCTGGAAACCCTATACCAAACCCCCATAAACCACTGGTTGTTTCAAAATCATTCGTATTGGGTCTGAATCTCAAACATTGTCGTTCTCCACCTTTCGTTATGTAGGGAATCGATGGGTCTGCGAATCCTATCGCATATATTACAAACGTAGCATTTGCTACGAGACGAAAACTCGTACCAAAATCCGTCGTTTGAAAGAGTTTCGGTGTCAATTCTCCCCATGCATTCTTTACAATATCGTCCGCAATAGTTGCGGATTCTTGTTTCAGACCTTCTGTATCACCGTCACGCGCAAAATGGAACGGAACAGCGCCTTTATAGAGTGCATAAACATCACGGCAACCTACATCTTTAAGGTTCTTCAGAATTAAGGTTCCGCTATGGCTGATTCCAAATACAACAACTCTATCCGTATCTGAGATATACCGTTTCAGTAAATCAGGATTCAACGCAATGTGTAGGGGAATATGGGGAATCGGTAAATCCATTGTTTTTGGGCTCGCGCCTACGCATAAATAAACATTCTGTGCTTCCAACATCTCTGTATTCATTTTAATTGTCCAATGGCTTTCCATTTCAATTAAATCGGTCATTCTTTCAGTGCGATAATGTACGCGTTTCAAGTCACCCGCTATACATCTACGCATGTCTTTACAGACATCGGATAGTAACGGGCAATCATTCGGTCCGTAGGCGACCAGTACCGAGGATATGTCCCAACCAGGAAGTCTAGAAAATGCTTTTACAATAGTGTCTTTTGTAATATTTGCGACAACATTACCATACTCTGTTCCTAAACAACCACCCACAGCTGCGGGTTCAAGAATGATTGTACTCGCAAGGTCCTGTTTCGGAATGAACGCAAGAGTCAGAATACCGGCTGTACCGAAACCTATAATAGCATGCTTGTAAATCATCCTATTCAATACTGTATATTATTTCACGTTTTATACAGTATCGCCCGGGTCACCGATCCCTTCGGAAAGAACGAGCAACTTTTAACAAAAACACGAATAGAATGAATTTGGAAACGGCTACGAAATTGCTAGAGGGGTCCGCACGATACTTTTCGGAAATCTATAAACTCTACGAATTTAAAGAAGAGCAGTTACTCAAAGAGTATTTGGATTTTATCATTCACGAACCTGTCGAATGGCTAAAAGGATTTCCGTCGAAACTCACACAAAAAGGATCACTTTCGCGACCCAAAGCAGCAATTATTAAACTTCTAAAAATGGATACCGTGATTCAAGACCTCGGTGAAGAGTATACCAAAAAGGTCTATAATGTAATTTGGATAACTTTTAAAGAACACGTCGATACTATCGTTGCATATAGAACGAAGAAACAGGAGGTTGGTTCGTCGTCCTCATCCCCTATTGAACCTGTACCACCGATTCTTAGGAACGAATACGTTGATTTAGGTGACGATAACGAAGACGAAACCAAACTCCATGAGGATACAAAAGAGGTCGAATGCGAATCTGTACATACGGTTTGTACAAAACACGTTTTGACATATTGGGAACGCAAATACCGTATTCTCGAAAGTGCATATGTACAACTTCTCAAAGGTGACCGTGAAGAATCTACTGCGATTCTTCTACGGGCTTTTTCGGAGTCGTCTTCCGTTTAATTTTACGTGTCCTCTGTGTTGATTTTATGTATGCTGCACATAATTTAGGGCATATAACCTTTTTCGGCCACTTGTATTGCCTCTGTAATCCAGCTGTATGTAACATATATTTTGCTTCTGCTTCCTGTTCTTCTAGGGTCATTTCGTTAAAATTCAATTTCTCTGTGATATAAATATGCCGCAGTAAACTGACACCTGTTGAACGTCCAAAGAGTTGTTCAAATGTCGTTTTTACAAATACACTGTATGTATTGTTATTCATAGGTTCACCATCATCTTTTCGGAATAGATACTCACGAGGGTATCGCGATAAAGATTGCTCTATATCACGAACAAGACCCTCTTTCAAATCTTCTTCCACTGTTTGATAATACTGACTCGTTTTATAGAGATTCATGACTAAATAACTCGTTCCTTTCTTACGCAAGACGATATAATTCATATCGGTTTTTCGTGGATCTTTCTCTTTAAAGATTTTTACGGCTCCTAAATCGGCGCGTTTCGGTCGTAAATGAACAAGAATACTTAATAAAATAAACTGCATACTATGTCGTTCGGTATCGTGGTATCCACGTTTGACTAGTTCTTCGTATTTCACCTCAATCTCCTCGTAACTTGTATATTTCTCAATCTGTTTGGCTTCTGGTTCTGAGCGTTTGACCTTCGCCTGCTGAAATCGTGCTAAATCGTCATGGAGTTTCTTCCAACGCTCTTGTATTTCCTTTTTCGATTTGAGTTCTTCGTCTTCACGAAATAAAACAAGAATAAGCGTCAGTGCATTCTTACGGGTTGTTATACTCGTATAGAGTTTTTGTAATTTTGGGTAGTAAAGGTCGGGATTAAGAAGTACATCCTCGAACGTATTTATATCTAATCCTCTCATCATTCCGCGAATACGTGCACTATAATTCGCCCGCGTTTTCTCATTTGTGAAGGCTTTCGTTAAAACGTTTTGCCATCGTTCTTCTACCTTCGTGTCCATTTGATGAGGAATAATATAATCTTTACGGTCGATGCGACTTTTCCGTTAGAAAAATTGAACGCTTTCAAGTATGTTTATACGAATTCATTCTTTCCTTTCCTTACAAATAGCCTTTATAGTATTTGTAATTTCTTTCTTCCTTACTTTACTTCTGTATTCCTATCTTTCCTACATTTACTACGATAATGGATTTCAAGTCCAAGATACTTTCGGAGTTGAAGACTATGCAGTTAGGCGAATCTGGTTTCAAAGCGCTAGCATACAAGAAGGCTATAGATTCTCTTAAGGCGTTTGAGGGTCCGATTGTGAGCGCGGAATCTGTCAAGGACATCAAGGGTGTCGGTGCGAAGATCTATGCGAAAATTCAGGAGATTATCGCGACGGGCGGGCTTGTTGCCGCAACAGAAATGAAGGCGAAGTCCGATGTTGGTGCGATAGAAGCCTTCCTTGGCGTCCACGGTATTGGACCGGTCAAAGCAAAAGACCTGGTTGCGGCAGGCATTACGTCTATTGCTGCGCTGCGTACGTCGGCTACTGCGGATGCGTCTCTCCTCACGGATGCACAAACAATTGGCTTGCGCTTTTACGAATCGAGCCAGTTGCGAATTCCCCGCGGTGAGATGGAGGCGCACGAAGCCACGCTCAAGTCTTTATTGCCTGCGACGTTGAGTGGCACAATTGTCGGTTCGTACCGCCGCGGCGCAGCCGACAGTGGTGATATTGATATGCTTGTGAGTTACGCAGACGGTGCGAAAACGGCTCAAGCACAGAAGGCATTCCAAGCACTTATCACCGCACTATCGTCACGATATACCGTCTTTCCGCTCGCAAGCGGAAAGAAGAAATGGATGGGTTTTCTACAGGTCGCGGATGGCATCGGGCGCCGTCTGGATTTACTTCTCACGCCGCCCGAGGAACTTCCCTACGCAATTCTCTATTTCACCGGCTCTGATAAGTTTAATGTCGCAATGCGTAAGTATGTTACGACCCTCGGCTATACAATGAACGAACATACGATGAAAAAGGTCAATATGAGTGCTAAAGATATTCCTATTATGCGATCGGAGGAAGATATATTTAGCTTCCTCGGATTACGATTCATTCCGCCGACAGAGCGGGTCAATCAAGCACAAATTATTACTATTTGATTATTCCCAATACCGAATACTACGTTCCACACTATCTAATTTCGATGCGGATTTCGCTAATTCCGGTTCAATGCTCGTTTCTTTACCGTGAATAATCTGAAATTCCAAACATCCTGTTCCTTCAATCCATGCTTGTACCGGTCTTTTTTTGAATTGATCAGGTGCATCCAGTTTATCATTTGTCACAATACACGTTGACCCTCCATTCCGAATTAAATAATTACGATAATCCATGTGTTCCTTCCATTGATTCATCATAACAGTATTCCACAAATGTGCGTCTGCGACTTCTGCGACTTGCTCTGGAGGCATCAATGTACCTCCTACAAAAGCCACTTCATCGGATGTTGTAAAGATCGTATTGTCATAATGAAAAAAATGTATATTATGGCGTTTTTTGAGCGTTGCCGCCAAGATAGCATGAGATTCCTTTATCGTAGTTTGTGTACTGTATTCTTTGAGACCAGCTACATAAAAAACTTGGTCCCAATGACTACTTACATAGTCTAAGAACGATTCATACACCTTGTTTTGTGGAACACCGATATTTCCTGTGAGTGCTAAATATCGTGCTTTTGGTTTTACAATAAGAGGAAAAACAGCCTTTGGATAGCATTCAAGATGTAAGTTGTTTATATATTGGATGCGAAACCGTGACGCCATTCTAATGAATTACACCTTTTTGTCATTTAGACTGCCGGAATGAAATGACGGGCGGTCTAAATTAGGGTTGGATAAGTCCAATTAATACTATATTAAAATTAGTATTATAAACAGAAGTGTAATTTATGTTTATATTATGTCTATTATACGAATCTGTATTCTTAGATTTCATGAGAGGGGGTTACGAAAGGGGGAGATATCCCCCTTTAGTCTAAATGGCAAAAGCTTGGAAATGGTGTAAAAATGAGTTTTAGACTGAGTGTCTAACGGCGGTTATTCCGGCGCGTATTGCGACGATTTTTACGGCTTTTGTTTTGATTTTTGCGAGATGCTTTACGTTTGGGATTTATTGATATTTTAGGTCCGCCATAAGTATATCCTTGCGGTTTTACATGTCCAGGAGGTGCGGGACGTGCGGGAGCAGGAGGTGCGGGACGTGCGGGAGCAGGAGCACCAGGACGAGGAGCTGTCCAGAATTGCGGCATTCTTTATACATAGGATTTCTAAATTTCCTACAAATCTCTCACTCTTCGTGCTCCATAAGTGGTTCCAACCATGTATTACGTTCTTCTACTGGAATACGAAACTCAGTAAATAGAGCATTTGCGAGCGATTCGCGTTCCTCTTTGGGTTTTTTCTTAAGAAGAGCAAAACGTCCATAAAAGAGAACTTTCGGCGCAACATCATCTTCCAAAGTACTGTCGAACCCACGTAATACATTGACGAGTCGTGCCATTTTACCGTTTGTACATTGTCCACGTCCGTCCAACACTTCTTGCGCTAACCGAAGAACAAGTTCAGTCCTTTCTGTATGATTCCGAATATAGGTCCATACACGGTCCAAAACATCTCCATACATTACTGAGAACGCTTCGACATTAAAGTAATCATTTGTTAGTTCTGTAATTACATTATCCTTAACACTCGAATTACCCGTAAAACGGATTTTTTTAGGGTTATTAAAGTCCATCACGATTTCGGGTAGTGTTTCTTGACCCAAATCAACGGTTCGTTTTAGTAGAATATGAACTGCCTTTTCCGTTCCATTTTGTACTGAAGAACGATGTACGCTCTGTGGGTCTGCGCCTAGAGCCCGTAAATCAATACCACCTTCTGGGTCACGACTGAATACAACAGGTTCTTCACGTAAAGCAATAAGTAGTTCGGCTTGCCTCTGAGCCGCAGCAGCCGCAGCCGCAGCAGCCGCAGCTGCAGCAGCAGCCGCACGCGCATCTGCGGCTTGCCGGTCCAGAACATCCCGTAAGAATTTATCAACCGGCGCTACCTGCATAAACTCAAGCGGATTAAACTCACCGTACGGTACGAGAGCATCCTTTAAGGCTAAAAGTGCTGTATTACGTTCATCAGCGGGTACTAGAGTGTAGGTTACATAATCAGGATGATTTCCCGCTGTTTGTAGATAGATACGTGTTGCTGCACGCAGTAATGTTGAAAGTCCGGGGTGTACTACAGCCTTGTATTTCAATGCGACATAGGCTTTGATACAATCGTATCCTTCCAAACGTTCCTGCTTCCATACTGTGATTAAACGAACAGCTGCTCTATAAATAGTCGCAGACCCAGCATCCGCAAGTTCCGTCATCGTACGTTCATTCTTCGCAATCTGTTCTAGACGGCGTCCTTGACGGGCTACCGCTTCCGCTGCGACCCTCGCAGCACGGGCTGCTGCAATGCCTTGCTGAACTTGCGTACGCCTCACTTCCTCTGCAGCAAGAAACGCTGTGTGGCGCGCCCGAAACTCCGGTTTTTTATTCATAACATTGAAATGCCTCTTACAATATCCCTCAAATTCAGTACCAGATATTCCGCATACGTTTCCATCCGATTGTTTAATCGCTGGGCAAGGCATCTTTAAAAAAGTATACGAATACATTTCATTCATTACTCCGCTTCAATTTTTTGAAGTCGTCGTCGTGCGGCGGCTGCCATAAGCGCACGACGCGCAACGTGGTCGATTGCTGGGGTAGCAATGGCAGGAATGTCAGTCGCCGCAGCCACGGCATTAACAGCAGGAAAGGCAGGAAAGGCAGGAAAGGCAGGAACGCCTGCTCCCGCATGTACTATATTTCCTACATCCGGTCCAGTATCCTCTACATCCGGCATATCCAAGGGTCGTAATAAGTCCAACGTTAATTCACAATTACGAATACATAGGGTTGTATTCGGAGTTGGCGATAGTTGTACGATTGTCACTGTAATTTGGTGTGTTTCTATCCATAGCGGCACAGTTGTACCGGGAGTTAAACAACTGTACTGTTCAAAAGCGTCGCGTAAAAGTTCCTGAGGGTCCTCAGCACTCAAGTGTTCCGATGTGTGTGGTTGTAAAGTTAATCCTGTGCACATACTCGGTTCAACGCGTTCCAACCTACAATGTTCGTTATCTAAATCGAGCTCCCGAATCATCCACGATGGAACAAATAGGGTATTCGGATTTCCATGATGAATCGCGTAAGGGGACCCAAGAATCGTCTGACCAACGCCATTCGTAATACATACTATATTCGCAACACCCTCAGTATTATCCGTCCATCTTGAAAACTCAGTTGGACTCATCCATATGCGATCCGAACACTCGTGTTGCTGTATTTCATCATCCGATAGAGACTCAATAAAGAGAAGTGGAAGTACGTTCATTTTGTTGTAGAGCAAAAGATGGTATTGATAGAACAATCAATTTTTTATTTTTATTTTTTATTTTTATTTTCGTAGCGCATTCATCCGCTTCATGACAGCAGCATAGGCATTCTGTGCCGGTGTTTTTGTTGTATCTGTATCTCCAACAAGTGTATTTCCAATACCGCTAAACGGTGAAAGAGTTTCATATAAAGGATGCATCCGCAAACGTTGCGGAACCATGACTAAATAAGGAATATTTGAAAAGTCAGATTTTTTATTATTTCGTTTTATTATTTCATCCTCTTCAAAACTCTGAAGTACACTAATTTCAACATTCCCCGTATTTTTGTGAAACGAAAACGTCTTATGAGTCTCAGGAAACATTCTATCAATAAATATTTGTTGATATCCATCGATATTTACAGGAATCGTTGTTTTTGACGAAACGCATTTAAACTTATTGAGGCTACACTCAAGTTCCTTCGACCAATTTGTATTCTTTATGAAATCTTTATTATAGGGTTTTATAATTATCTTTGTGCATCCTACAGTCTCTACTGTTTCCATACTGAGTCCGTGTGTTATTTTGAGAGTGTATAACATCCATAACGGCATATATACACAACCCTGTTCCTCATGAAATCCCACAACAGTTCCCGTAATACGAATTCCCAGTTGGTTCGTAAAAGCAAGAACATCATCGATTTCAGCAACTCCGTTTGGAACAAGGAAAGAATCCGTGAATTCATAGTTTATTACTGAAATCTTCGCAATAAACTTATTCATGGACACCTTACTCTATATAAATAAAATACTCAAATAATAGTTCGAGACTGAAATTAGGGTTATAGGCTTTGACTAAAGGGGGATATCTCCCCCTTTCGTAACCCCCGTCCCATGAAATCAATGAATATAGATTAGTATCATAAACATAAATTACATTTCTGTTTATGATACTAATTAATCGTATAGTATTAATTGGAGCTATCTAGCCCTAGCTTTGACACCATTTTTCATTAAAAACGGCTACCCAACCTTTTGCCATTTGCTGAAATGATGTACACTAAAATAAGTACATTGAATAAGGATGTCAGAGGTACAGAATTCGTTACAACAGGAGCCCCCGAAATCTCGGGTAAAGGAACGTATTCTTGAACGCCAGCGACTCAATAATAACCAGGTAACACGTAAAAATAGAAAGCCTATTCCGCTCTGTCAATGTGAAGATCCGGTTACACATAAAGGATGCGAACAGCCCGCTATTACAGGCTCTCTATTTTGCGAGAATCATCAAGACTGTCCAAAACCACCTCTTAGTGGCTATGAACCAGTCTACCAACCTGATACGTGGAATATGGACCCTGCGCTCATCAAATCACACAATTGTTACAATTGGTTTGCTCAATCTGTAGATAAGAAAGCCGTTGAACAATGTAGGAAAAATAACTTAAAAGACTGCCGGCAGTACTTTGCACAACCCGGTGGACTTCATGGGGATCGTAATGCGTTAAATGCTGAGAAACGCCGAGTCTGCCCTATTTTGGAAAAACTAATTATGAAAGATATTCCCGATATGACGAAAACAACGTTTTATGAACGATGCCCTGCTGGAACGAGTAAAGGTGCGATGGTCAATCATAAACACGTTGATTTTCATTTTTATTTACAAAACAAAAAGACCGGATTATGGTCGCATAAAGACGGTTCCAATCAAGTTAAGGACTTTGATTCACTTGGGCGTAAGATTTTTCACCCAGGTCAATCCGTACGAGATTATAGATGGAAAGGTAGCAATCTTAACTACGATGATTTTTGCGGGTTTTATTGCGTTCCTCGCCGTCCGATCGTTTTAGGACAAGGCGGTTTCGTTTCACGTCGGCAACAGGAACTGAAGACGGCGAAGCATCAGTTACGGGGGTCTTCGCAGATATTTCGGAAGACAATGAAGGCAAGTAAGGCAAGGAAGGCAAGGAAGGCAAGGAAGACAAGGAAGGCAAGTAAGGCAGGGAAGGCAGGGAAGACACGAAGATATCGTTTCTAGGTTCTTCCTCGCTACGTAATATACGACTCGCTGGAAACCATTTACGTAAAGCACCGATAAATGAAATACGCCGATTCGGTTGAGTTGCTAACATAGACCCTAAAACACCTAAAAATCTATCATGCTCCTCTTTGTAAAACTGACTCTGAAGAATACCTGGTTCGGTTAGCATCTCATAATAGAGTGATAGCCACGTATTCGCAAATAACCATACTTGTTCCTTTACTGCGTCCGGAGGCGGTAATTCTTGTAACTGTTTACTATTCAAATAAATTCGTAACATAGATTCAATCCTATTGAATGTCTGATTCTGCTCTTCTAACATATAGACTTGCGATTCAAACGATACATCAGCACGTTTCCCGAGTAACATATGACGTTCGGGAGCCGCGGCTTTTTTCGGATTCCATTCCGTAATCGGTTCTATTTGTATGGGATTCGTCGCAAAGGATTCTAATTCCTTCGTAAATTCGGTTGCGAGTTCTGTAATTTTCATTGTAGTTAGGGGAGCGTTTTGTTCCCTTTACAATAAACGCAAAGCAATATAAGGAGTATGATAGACGGTGAGGTTGCAATTTATACAGTATTAATCCTTATCGGGATTATTCTTACATGGGAGTGGTTACGAAATAAGGCATTTTTTGAAGGATTTACAGATGGTGTTGTTCCCGAATATTTTGGTAAATATTTTCCTCGTCGTTATGATGTTGTTCCTGGTACGTTACGAGAAACTGATGGTTGGATACGGAATCCACGCTATTTTGAAGGATACATGGATGTACAGAAACTTGGCTATAAAGGGGATTTCTGTCGTGTTATAGAAAAAGAAGGCATTCCTGAATCACGTATGGTTGCGTGTGCGCTTGCTGGACAAGAAGGTCTTGATTCAATGACGTACCGAAGTGACTCAAAACGCGCAGGTATGCGATTTAGTCGCGATGATTATGTACGTGATGTAAATGGCGACGGACTCGATGATTATGCTAGAATTCTTAAAATCGAAAACGCACCAAATGACCGTTGGGAAGCCCGTGCTATAATAGCAGGAATTTCACGTTTCAAACAAGGTTCTGATATCACAGATAATACTCCACCCCCTGATATACGCGACCTTTTGTGGTTTTTTGAGGGTGCGATGGTGTGGTATCGCTTCTTTGATGATATGGAAGATTATGCAGAAAATACCCAAATTCGTATTGGCGGCGATGCTTCTGTAGATGAAACACCCCATAAAACAGTTACAAAAGGGTTAGGTTTCAATCGTGCACCTACAGCGGACGCAGATGTCAAACCCGCCGCTGACCAATATTTACAAATTGGCGAAAATCCGAAACTTGAATTTGATTCTACAGTACAATTACGACAATTACGAGCGGTATCTGTTTGGGCATACTTTGATGAATTTACGAATAATGCTCGTATTTTTGATTTCGGAAATGGACCCGGTAAGGATAATGTTTTTTTAGGAATCGAAGGTCGCGGAAATGTTGCGTCTGCGTTTGGAGCATTATCCGAACGACCGTCTCCTACCGATAAAGTATGCTCAACAAAACCTGCGAAAGAAATGTCGCCACAATACTATCTTATGACATCGGATGCAAATGTTGATGAATGGACCTGTCCAGGACCTGAACCGATCGATACTACCTATCCCGAAGATGAAGAAATACCTACCGATGTAAAACAAACCGCAAACCTTCTGTTTGAAATATGGGATACCCAACAACGTAAAATGAGCGTACGTGTTCTGGATG